ATACCAATGTATAAATACTGTGGCAACGCTTGCACAACAAACGTGCCATTAAACGGTACGGCAACTGATGCAATAGTGACACTCTCACCAACAGCGATCTCTGTTGGCTCAAGTGTCTGCACTACCGCATAGTTGTCTAGCAATTGCTTGCTAGTAACTGTGTAAGTACTCATGGCGGTTAGGCCGCCTCTCGACTAAGCCAGTGCGATTGATTGCACTTGTGTGTTCTGACCGATGAACGTTGCTACGTATGAATAGTAACTCATCAAACGGCCAAGAGTACCCGGTACTTCCAAACTCATCAGGCCACGTACTTGCTCATAAAACTCTATGGCTTGTGAACGAGCAACAACGAGCGTGTTGCTTGCAAAGTTGCGATCAGCAACCAAACGCAAACCGAGTGGATTAAAGGTTGACATTTGAGTGATGTTTGCACCACCAAGACCATTGACACCCATCAAGCCAGCAGCGCCGACATAACCAAAAACTGGTCGCTTGTCAACATCCAACTGACGGCCTAGCAATTCCCAAACGTTTGGCGAAACAAAAACTGTGTCTGGCATAAAGTTTGTTGCTGACATAATGTTGACTGCTGCACCGTAAAGTGCGGTGATCAACGATGATGGGTCTGTCTGGTTGACTGTCCAAGTTGCACCAGATGCGGATGCACCAGCGGTGATTGCGTCTGCTGCCACGTTGTCACTGGCTTGCATATATTGGCCGATCAAGTCTGTGAGGATGATTTGCATTGCGGCTGGAGACGTAAAATCCACATCCTGAACGGACAAGGTAACTTGCCCACTCAGGGTAGTTTTAGAAATTACGTTTGAGGCAATCTGGGGAGTTGTTGCAGATACTGCATCAAGTTCAGCAGCCTGCACACCTACCGATGTTCTTGTTGTCCAAGTAGGTCTGATAAACGTTTTTTGATTACCACCGTCTGGCATCGAACGCGCACCAACTGCTTGCACTACTGGCCTCATGTACTGGTTCAGTGACTCAAACACTGGCCCAAGTACTGGCACTGGCAAGAGACCCGGTGTGTTGCTGGTCGTTGTATCACCAGCGGCTGCTTGCAACGCTGTTTGCTTTTCGCCTTGCGCAATGATAAATGCGTCATTTACTTTGCGGAATACTTCGCCGCCAGCGTGATATGCAGCAAGATACTCTGCTGCTGATGGCATTGCAAAACTGCGTTTTGCTTGTGCGTAAAGTGGTGCAGTTGGGATGGTTGCCTCTACTGCCTCGACTGGTGTTACTTCGCTCATGGGTTCTGTCTCCTGTGTAGGTTCTGTTTCTATAGTACTTAAATCTTGCTCTGGTTGTGGGATACTCGCAGCGACTGTGGCAATGTTGGCCATGTCTCCAAATGCGCCGATGGGCACTAACGATAACTCTGTCCAATCGGCTGACTCAATAATCATTGTGCCTTTATCGTCATACGAAAATTCGCGAGGATTAACACCAACCGACACCTGATCTATGACCTTTTCTTGCAACATAATTAGAGCATCTTGGCCTTGTGTGCTGGCACTAATTTTTGCGGTAAACATCATGCCCTCTGGTGTGTCCACGCGTTCGGTAACAATACCTACTGGCATAGACGCATCGTGGTACATAAACAAGCGCGGCGCTTTACCCTCAACTGGCAAACTGCCCGGCTGAAAAATTACTGACGTACCATCAGAAACGGTTGCGGCAACACCATACGGCACAGCAATACCGGTAATCTCGCGGCGGCCTGTCTCGCCGGCGGCTGCGTCAATTGTTACCTGTGATGCAATCAATTTAATCATGATGAGTACGGTACACCATTGTTGCGTGGCGGTTGTGGCATCTCTTCAATTTCTTCTTTTTCCATCAGATCGCCATCTAAAAAATCCTCAATATCAAACTCAACGCAAGTATTGTTTGGCAAAATGTTGTTGGCTGACAATGTTTGTGTGATGCACTCGGCTATTTGTTTGCAACCAAATGTCCATAGGTCTTGGCGTGCCTCAACACTGTTGGTATAGGCGTAACTTCCCACCGATAAATTTAGTAAATACGCAGGTACGCCGCAAACTCGTGACATCTCCATTGCTTGAAATTCTGCTGAGTCAATGAGCAGCATCTTGTCTGGTGAGGTTGCTGTCTCGATGTAGTGCACCTCTGGTGAGAGCGCTGCCGTTTGATTGGTCGCTCTGGCCGCATTAAATGAGGCTGCTAGGTCTGCAAGTTCGGTTGATGAAAGTGGCTCTGATCCAGCCTGCACTTGCAATACGCCTGCTGGAATTGCACTAGACGCATTGCGAAACCGTGCATCCTCAAGTTTGATAGATGTCGCAATTGCTTTTGCAGATGAAAACACAATGCCGGGTTGACCGTTTAAGAACTGCACTAAATCTTCAGGGTTAATGTGACCGCCATTAAAATACACTGACTTAGATGGCGCAAACCATACGCCTGCAGGTAACCCTGATTGGTCTCTTGTTGTAACCATTGCGGCTGGTAAACGTGTAAACGCTGCAGGATATCCGTCAGCCGTGCGCTCTGTGACATACCAAAAGGCTCGACCAAACATCAGCAAATCTGAAACCGTCCACGAAAGTATATGGTTGTTGGTGTTGGCTCTGTCAATTCTGCGTAACCAACTGCGAGGTGCGAGAGGTATCTGTTCCATCTCTTCGCCGTTCCACATTTCTGTATACATCTTTAATTTCATTGATGCAATGACTGAGGCAATCAATTGTTGTGCGCGCGCAATAGTTGGCACACTTATTGCTTGACCAAATAGCACACCCTCGTTGTAGGTGTAATACTCGCCAATCATGGCGCGACCGTCAGGACTGTTGTAATTATTAAATGTTGAGCCAGCAGCAGCAGCCTTAGATGGTGGCGGCGAAATCGCGGCTTTTGTTTTAGAGAAAATGGCCATGTTCTTAGTGTGTCACAATCTGTCTACTTTGTGGTGGCATCGGCCCGGTATGCGATGCGGTATCCCGACGATAAGCAAGCATCAGGCCGATGCCATATCACACATTAGAGGCTAGACGCTGACAATGGTGGGCTTGTTTGCAAAGATAGGTTTTGATGCCAGAGCGACAGCAAACACCATTGCACGGCACGCAGAAATATCGCCCGGTGATCGAGTGCTAGACAACGTGAGTACGCCGTTGTGTTTAACTGCGACAGCGCGCTCTACTTGATCAATCAATTGCGCTTGCCCTGCGTGGCTTATTCGTTTCTCTGTAATCAGTGCCCGTACCGCGCCTGTCCATTTGACTACCTCACGGTGGCCTACAACTGTCTTACGGTGCGTGTAGATTGGTGGGCAATGCAGATCAATGGATGGCACTAGAGCCAGTTTCAGCGTTGGTGATTGCTCAATTTCTTGAGCGACTGCATCCCACATCTCTTTAATTGTGTCCACAACAAAGGCGATGTGACAGCGTGTGTATTGGCCGTCTTGTACCGCTCTGACACCGACATAGCGTGACTCGTCTACGGCGGTCTCAATTGCTAGTACACCGCCATTGGGCATTGGCAGATTGTTGGCTAGGTCAGTGAATTGGCCCGGCTCAATCCAAGAGTGCTGAGATTGCACAAAGATGTTGACTGATGCTCTCAAGAAACTATTGCGGTCTGGTGACTGTGACTCCGCCTCGATCACAGACATATCTAGCAGACCCTCTGACAGTGCAGGGTTGGAATAGGCCCACGCCTCTTGGGTCATGTAGTCCATAATTGGTGGGCTGAACTCGGCAAAGTAGAGCGAGGTGTTTTTGCCTGAGTCCACAGCGCGCAAGCCTTGCTCTCGCCAACGCAACATACTTTTGGATGAGGCATCGCCGGCCGTGCTGAAACCTGCCAGCAAACAGTTTTTGCGTGTTCGCATAGTAGGCATTAAGCCTGAGTCCACTGCCTCAGCACTGACTGCCCACCATTCGTCAATTGCCACGAGGTCACACGTATATCCATGACCAACACCCGGCGTGGCGGCGCGAGGCATCCACTGTGAGCCGTCTGGCATTGTGAGCACTTGACGGCCATAAGACCAAATGACAGTTGCGCCAAATTTTGCCTCAAGAATTGGGGCAAGATAATTAAACAAAACCGTAGCCAAATCAAGTTTGTGGCTGACCGAGATGACTAGTTGTTTCTCGCCACGTGCACTGCCCTGAGTGGCAAGCCACCAACCAATAAGCGGCGCTAAACACCCTTTTGTTTTGCCGTTCTGTCTGGCCACCGACAAGTAACCAACTCGATGCACCCACACCTCTTTGCCGTCAACCAAGTTGTAGGCCGTCATGCCGGCAAGTATTCGCCGTTGCCACCTCATCAAAGTGACACCTAATATCTTTTCAGCAAACTCTGCAATCTCTTGGGAGTGATCTAAACAACCTGCATGGGCAGTCGTCTCTAATCTTGGCCAATCACCGCCAGTCTTGGCCGGTTGCTGACTTTCGCCCAAACCCTTATTGGATATGGACTCAGATAGGGAAATAGGGGAG